CCTGGGTGCGTTGTCCGATACTCGACACTTCCGTGACTGCTGAGGTTGTCAACAGTAATGATTGCATCATCTGCGACGGTGTACGCATCGTCGTCGGTTGCCGTAAAGGCTTTCTTGAACAACTTGACCATGATGGTAACTGGTACCACACGGCCGATAGGGGTGCAAGAAATCCGAGCGAGTCGTGTGCCGTCGTCGTCAGCAGGAAAGTACGTCCAACCCTTTGGGCCACACTTGCGCAAAGGGACGGATCCGTACTTGAACTTGGCTTGGGTGATACCGGCGGGCGGATCCTCAAGTAGTCCAAGAATTCTGCCAGGCGAATGACTATAGTCAGGCAGGGTGTTGAGCTGGTCATCGAACCAGGAGAGCAGGGCGTTTGGCATTTTCATTTTTAGCAAATACGATTAGAATTTTAAAAGGGTCGTGGGCTAATATCAATGTAACACGCCAGCGAACTGTCGGCGTCGTTCTGTTTAATGGTTAGAACTTCGTTCGGCTTAGTTGTCGTGATGAGAAGTGAATACCTGATGCTCTTAGTATCGAGTGGCATGGATGTGTTTGCATCGATTGTACAAAACCGATGCTCAAGATCTGCCTCAAGGTATGTTCCTGCAACAAAATTAAATAAAAACGAAGGTCCAATTGTGGTGCCAATAAAATCGATGCTGATTGAACGCTGTCCTGGATTTGCGAAGACGATGTAGCATTGGCCGTCGGCATTGCCAACGGCGTTCGAGGTGCCGGCAATGTAACCGATTAGGCCAAGATATCGGGCGTCAGGTGCGACGCTTCCAGGGACGGGTGTGTAGGGCACATGCGGCGTAGCCGGCATGCGGAGCCAATCAGTGTTACCCGTTCCGATGGTTGCGATGGGCGAGTCTGGCATGAGCGGAGCATGCATAGCTGGCCAGATAACCCCCCACTGCCCTGGATTAGGACAGAGGCCCACTGTGAGTGGTTCTTCGGCTTTCCGTGGTTCACGGGGGACTCGAAGTAGGATATCGTATCTGGCTACCAGCCTTCCCAGGGATTTGTTAGCTGCTATGGTGGGCAGCCCCTGG